ATTGGAAATTTTAATACTGGAATGACTATGACTTCAGGTTCTGCAATAAGATTAATAATTACTAGTGCCAAAGCTTTTAAAATTCAACATTACTGTACTAATAGTTATAGTTTTGGGATAGGGTCTGCTGATAGTGATTATTGGCCTTATAACTATTATACTATGGTATGGATATATAAAGGAGGATAATGGGTAAAACAAGAAATCTTTCTAATTTAGTTTCAAATAATATGTTTTCCATTTCTTCAAATGGAAGTATTGGTTTAGGAGGTGATAGCTCTAGTAGTAATACTATGAATGTTGTTGGTATTATTTCTTCATCTAATGGGTTATATGGTGATGCTCCCAATGCTAGTGCATCTGGTCAAGCAGCAAATTTGGCAGATTCTGATACATCATTTACAACTACAGGAATAGTTACTACAACAAAAGAATTGGTAGGAAATGGAAGAGGTATATCTGGAGTAGGGTATACAAACTTTGCCTATTGTATAGATAAAAAGGATGGTGATGTTGGAGGAGGAGTATTTGTTGATGATGCTTGGCAAGATAGAGATTTAAACTATACATTCTCTATGGATACCTCTAATATCTTTGCTTCACAAACTATAAACACTCAAGTAATATTACAACCTGGTAAATATTTTATTGAATGGAGATCTCCTGCTATAAGAACAGACCATCATTGGTCACGTTTATATGATGTAACAAACTCTTCAATAGTCAATCATGGACAAACTTGTTATACCAATGACCATAATTGGTATAATATTCAGAATAGTATAGGAGCAGCTGTAGTTTCTATAACAGAAGCAACTAGTTATAAAATACAAGCTTGGTCTAAAGTAGATGATAATTTGGCAGAGGGTTTTGGTACAAAAAATCCTGTAAGTTCTGACTATAGTGAATATGCTCAAATGAAAATTTATAAATTAGGTTAAATGGGTAATTAAAATGGGAAAAACAAGAAGTGTTGCAAACATACCATCATTAGTTACAACAGATTTAACTAATAATTTTGTTGGAATAGGGAGTACTACACCAACATCAAAGTTAAATGTGGTTGGAATTACCACTGTTGGAGTTGGTAAATCTTTTAGATCGGAAATGGATTTAACTGGAACTGTAACTAAAGCACATCATATTAATACAACTGATAATGTAAATTTAACATCTAATATTACTGCAAATTCATTTTTTTCATCTACAAGAGGAAGTATTCTTGGATGTGGATTTACTACAGCAGCAATAATTTGTGATCGAAAAACTTATTCTACAGACGCTGGTAGTCACACCCCTGCAGATACTTGGCATACTAGAGATTTAAATTATATATTACAAGATGTAGATAATATAGTCAGTATTAGTGGAAATGAATTTACACTCCAACAAGGTTTATATATTATTAAATGGAGTTGTCCTGAACATAGAACTTATTTTATGATAAGTAGACTACGGCAAAATAACAGTGGAAACTTTAGTTATTTTGAAGATAGGAGTACTCAATGTTATTCTAAAGGTGGGGGACATTATGATCAGGCATTTACTCAAGGTCAGAGTGAAATACTTAAACAAGTTGGAGTTTGTACATATACAATAGCAACAAGAGCAAGTTTTTCTAATAGTAGTGCTTATTCACGTGGCCTTGCTCATGATGTTAGTGGACAGTATAACTATTATACATATGTAACGATACTTAAAGGGGATTTATAAAAATGGCAATATCAACTGATTGTGATATAAACAGAGCTCTTGCTGCATTAGGTAAGAAAGGATGTGAATGGACTTTATCTCAGAGTATACCTCCTCATGAAATAATTGATTGGAGGGGACCAGGTGATTGTCCTGCTGATGATGAAATACAAGCAGCATGGGATGCATTACCTGATATAAGTTATATACAAAAAAGAGAATTTGGAGATAGTACTCATTCAGGATATCCTTATGTTGGTGAACAATTAGACCAATTGTATCATGATATGACTAATGGAAAATTGGGAGTAGCTGCAACTACAGGTAGTTGGTATGTTGGAATTTCAAGTGTAAAGACTGCATTCCCAAAAACATCTTAATATTATGTCTACTAATAATGATGTTTACTTAGGTAATCCCAATTTAAAAAAAGCAAATACTCAAATAGAATTTACGGAAGATAATATCCGTGAATTTTTAAAGTGTAAGGAAGACCCTGTATATTTTGCGAACAATTATATGAAGATAGTTTCTCTTGATGAGGGACTTGTTCAATTTAAACCATATGATTTTCAAGAGAAGTTAATTAATAATTTTCATGATAACAGATTTAATATTTGTAAAATGCCACGTCAGACGGGTAAGTCTACTACGTCTGTAGCATATCTTTTACATTACTGTGTTTTTAATGATAGTGTAAACATTGGTATTCTTGCTAACAAGGCAGCAACTGCTAGAGACTTACTAGGTAGATTACAGACTGCTTATGAAAACTTGCCTAAATGGATGCAGCAAGGTATAATTGCTTGGAATAAAGGTAGTTTAGAACTGGAAAATGGATCAAAGATATTGGCTGCTTCTACGTCTGCAAGTGCTGTCCGAGGTATGTCGTTTAACATCCTCTTCCTCGACGAGTTCGCTTTTGTCCCAAATCATATCGCAGAAGATTTCTTTAGTTCCGTTTATCCTACTATTACTTCTGGTAAAACAACGAAAGTCATAATGGTTTCAACCCCTCATGGGATGAACCATTTTTATAGGTATTGGCACGACGCAGAAAAAGGTAAGAATGAATATGTACCAACTGATGTTCATTGGTCTCAGGTTCCTGGTAGAGATTCTGAATGGAAGAGACAAACTATTGCAAACACATCAGAACAACAATTTAAAATTGAGTTTGAGTGTGAGTTCTTAGGATCTGTTAATACTCTTATTAATGCTTCAAAATTAAGAAATTTAGTATATGAAGAACCAATACAAAGAAATGCTGGATTGGATTTATATGAACAACCAATAAAAGATCACAATTATGTAATAACTGTTGATGTGGCAAGGGGTTTAGGTAATGATTACTCTGCATTTATTGTTGCTGATGTTACTGAATTTCCATATAGAGTTGTAGGAAAGTATAGAAATAATGAAATAAAACCAATGCTATTCCCAAACATCATTCTTGATGTTGCAAAAGCATTTAATGAAGCATATATTTTAATAGAGGTTAATGATATTGGAGATCAGGTAGCAACTATTCTTCAATTTGATTTGGAATATGAAAATCTTCTTATGGCATCTATGAGAGGAAGAAATGGTCAAGTAGTTGGACAAGGTTTTTCAGGCAAGAAAACACAACTTGGTGTAAGAATGACTGCAGCAGTTAAAAAGTTGGGTTGTAGTAATTTAAAAACTATGTTGGAGGATGATAAAATATTAACTTGTGATTATGATATTATTTCAGAGTTAACTACGTTTGCCCAAAAACATAATTCGTTTGAGGCAGAAGAAGGATGTAATGATGATTTAGCAATGTGTCTGGTTATATTTGCATGGTTAGTTGCTCAAGATTATTTTAAAGAAATGACTGATAATGATATTCGTAAAAGGTTATATGAAGAGCAAAAAAATGCCATTGAACAAGATATGGCACCATTTGGTTTTATTGAAACAGGATTAGAGGAAACTAGTTTTATTGATAAAGATGGTGATAGGTGGAATGTTGATGAATATGGTGATCGTTCTTATATGTGGGATTATATGTAAATGAATGATAGTTATTATCAATATCTTAAAAGACAACATTATCTAGCAACAAAAATGGAATTAAATGACGAAAACATAATTGCAGTTTTAGAAGAACTGTTACCATACATCGAAGCAGATGGTGGGTCTTTACAGTATGTTGAGACTGAAGATGGTTATGTTAAGGTAAGACTTGGTGGTGCATGTGAGACATGTGCTATGAGTGTTATGACATTGAAGCAAGGTATTGAAAAGAAATTGATGATGGAAATTCCTGATGTAAAAGGAGTGGTTCAAGTACTTTAATGGAATTTGACGATCAAATCAAGTTAGATCATTTATTATTTTCGGAAAGAAAGTGTAGAGTTTGTGGAGAAACAAAGGATTTGATTGATGAATTTTATATGACTCGTAAAAATAGAAAGGATTTGTTATCATCATATTCTTATGAATGTAAAGTTTGTACAGTAAGAAGAGTTGTTGAAAATAGAAAGAAAAGTAAACCATTTCAAGACTGGAATTATCCAGATTGGTGATGTTCATGCATTGTTTCCCCATCGAAAATCCCTGTTTTCATAAATATTTTTAGATAAATTTGGATTGCGAGGAAAAACAAGATGCCTTTAAATTTAGCATCTCCTGGAATTCTGGTAAGGGAAGTTGATTTAACTATCGGTAGAGTTGATACAACTACCGATAAAATTGGAGGTATTGTTGGACCATTTGCACAAGGTCCTGTAAATGTACCCACACAAATTACCAGTGAGAACGAATTAGTTAGTATATTCGGTAAACCATATGATACAGATAAGCACTATGAAACTTGGTTAGTTGCTTCATCATATCTTGCTTATGGTGGACAATTAAGTGTTGTTAGAGCAGATGATTTTAATTCAACCAGTGGTGTTGGATTAAAAAATGCTTTTGTAGGAACAGCAGCAAGTGTTAGAATTCAAAGTAATGCAAATTACGAAGAATTGGGATATGGTGAAAATCCTATTACCAATGTAACAGTTGTTGCTAAAGATCCAGGAAGTTGGGCAGATGGTGTTAGAGTTGCCGTCATTGATGGTGCAGCAGATCAAACCGTAACTATTGATGCTGCCATTGGTGCAATGACAGTTGGTTATGGTATTACTCAAGCAATTGATCCTGCAAATAATGTTATTTCTGGTGCAGGTGGAACATCTGTAATTGATGGTCATCTAAAAGGAATTGTTACTAAATTCAGTAGCACTTCATTAGATGTTAAAGTTATTTCTCATATATCTGCTGACGGTACAGAAACAGCAGTAGAGTACAGTGATGTTTATAAATTTGGTAAAGTAGGAAATGCATATTTCCATGCTGTTGGAGCAGCATCTCAATCTGCAAGCGCAGGAGTTGATAAAGCTATTGATTGGTTTGATCAACAAACTTTAGTTACTACAACTGCAACTGTTGGTGGAGCAACAACTGAAACGACTGTTAAATGGAATACTGTTGCAGATAAACCAGGAACTTCAAGTTATGGTTCTGCAAGAGGAGCTAGATTTGATGAAGTTCATGTTGTTTTACTTGATGGTAAGGGAAAAATTACAGGAAATCCCGGTACAGTTCTTGAGAAACATTTAAGTCTTTCTAAAGCTAAAGATGCAGAATTTTCTGTAGGATCTCCTTCTTATTGGAGAAAGTACTTAGAAACTAATTCAGAGTACATTTATGGTGGAACAGGTGCTGTTATTGGTGTTACAACAACTGGATACGATGGTACATCATTTACAAAATTTGGTGATGGTGGATGGGATCAACCTGCTGAAAATATTATTTTCAACTCTTCTGGAACACAAAATTTAGAATTAAAAGGTGGTAAAAATTATGGTGGAGTAAGTGTTCTTACAGGAGATAATTCCACAGGAGCACTTGATTCTGGATTGGATGATATACTTACTGGTTATAGTAAGTTTGAAAATGATACTACAGTAGATGTAGATTTCCTACTTATGGGATCTGGTAAATATGGTAAAGATAAAACTAGAGCACTTGCTCAAAAACTAATTGCTGTTGCAGAAGTTAGAAAAGATGCTGTTGCATTTATTTCACCTTATAGGGCAGCAATACTATCGGACAATCCAACAGAAGCAACAGCTACTATTTTAGATGATGCTACTATTACATCTAATGTAACTAATTACTATTCAACTCTCACTTCAACCACATATGGTGTATTTGACAGTGGATATAAGTACATGTATGATAGATTTAATAATTCGTTTAGATATGTA